GTCATCTTTTTTTGCCGTAGGGTTTTCGCGAAATAGTTGCCGTTTAACTGTAAGGAGTCTAACAATTTGGGAAAGCGCGGGCCTAGACCTACGCCACAGGTCATTTTAGAGGCGCGTGGCTCCGATGTTCCCCAACGAAGGAAAGCCGCCGGGCTTTGCGCTCCGCAACAAGCGGACGAATTCCATGCAGTCGAGATTTCCGGCGTCCCGTCACTTGATCAGGCCCGCCAAGTTGTCACGCGGGCGATTATCGATGCTGGTGTTATGGGCAAGGGTAACGAGCTTGCGGTAGAGGCTTTTGCCCAGGCCATTGTGAGGCGCTATGAGGTGGAGGCGCGTCTGAATTCGTGGCTGGCCTCGGTTGACGTTCATTCATTGGCCGCTGGCGATGTTCAGTCAGACACACTCACGAAGACGGAAAAGATGCTCCGGCGATCTGCCGAGTCGGCAGAGGTTGCGCTTATGAAGCATATCAGGGAATTTGGACTGACCCCTGCCAGCATAAGCGAGGTTTCAAAGCATGCACCAATCCCAGTAGGCGGTAGCGCCAATGGAAAAGCACTACTACGGAGAGGTTTATGATTCTTGTCGATATACGACCTGCATGCCCAAAGTGCCAGACGACAGAAAACAACTGGAATGGCGAGCGCGATGGATGGGTGTATCGAAAGTGCCGACACGTCAACGCGGATGGCACACAATGCGGACATAGATTCAAGGTTTTGTTGGTCAGCGCCGCAGAGGTACTTAGCATCGAGTACCGTGCGCATTAATACTTGTTGCAACGCTTTCCGTTTAACGGACTAGCACTATTCAATTAGTCGTTGCAACATGTAATAATCCATGTAATGAGCGCAATTGTAGGCACGCCAAAACCAGTGAAGATCTCCGCCGCTTGGCGGAAAGTCTTTCGCACGCTGCCATACGACCTATATAGAGACGCCGGTGATACCTACTTTGATGAGTCTATCGCTAACAAGGTTGTTGAATTCATACAAACCCGCCTGCGCTATTGGGATGGCGATCTTGGTGGTGAGTTGATCCAATTGCAGGATTGGCAAAAGGCAATTTTCGGCGCGATCTTTGGCTGGAAGCGTCCAGATGCCACCCGCCGATTTAGGAACGTTTGGTTTTATATCCCGCGCAAGAACACCAAGACGATGATGCTGGCGATGATGGTGATTATATTCCTATTCCTGGAAAACGAGGCCGGTCAACAGATTCGCTGCGCGGGTGCCAACGACGAGCAAACCAACGTTCTGTTTGGCATGGTAAAGGCCATGATTGAACAGGACGACGAGCTTTCCGCAGCCTGCGAAATGTACAAGGGCAGCATTGTTTCCGATGGCCATAACTTCAAGATGATCACGGCTGGAAACAAGGGAAAGCACGGCAAGAACATCAACTTTGCCGCCATTGACGAAATCCACGAACACCCAAGCTCCGAGCTTGTAACATCAATCCGAACATCAAAGGTCGCCCGTAAGCAGCCGTTGATCATCGAGGCCACAACCGCAGACACGGAGCGAGAGAGCTACTGTAACGACCGCCACGAATACGCCAAGTCTGTTCGCGATGGTCAATTCCGCGTGCAAGACTTCCTGCCGATCATCTTTGAATTGACAGACCCGAAGCGCTGGAAGAGCGAGAAGGCATGGAAAGAGGTTAACCCTAACCTCGGGGTGTCAGTGAAGCTGGCAGAGTTGCGAGAGGCTTGCGAGCTTGCTGATCAAATGCCGTCGATGAAATATGAATTTTGCCGACTGCACCTAAACCTAAAGGTTAAATCGGCAAATCGTTGGCTCGACATGGCCGATTGGGATCGGTGTGAAGGGTTAGAGGGTGGAGAGACGCCGCAGGAATGGCGGGCGCGAATGCTTGATGTATTGCGCGGGCAGTTCTGTTGGGGTGGACTAGACCTATCTAGCGTCGATGACCTTACGTGTGAAAGCCTTATTTTCGACGGCGCGGCGGCTGGATACGATGGAAAGCTAATCATCCTGCCTTGGGTGTTTTGTCCAGGGGATTCAATCCCGAAGCGCGGCGCAGAATACCAAGACTCATACAAGCAATGGCGCGATGATGGATTCCTGACAACCACACAAGGCGACGTGATTGATTACGAAGAGGTTAGGTCACAGATTGTGGCTAACCACGAATTGTACCCCTTGATCGATCTCGCCATTGACTACGGATGGCAGGGCGCGGACACGACAAACATTCTCAGGGAGCACCACGGGATCAATGTTGTGACGTTCTCGCAAAACTTCGGCAATTTCACCCAGCCGATGCAGGACTTTGAGGTAAAGGTCAGGACGGGCGAAATCGTACACGGCGGAAATCCCCTATTGCGTTGGGCGTTTTCTAACGTCGTGGCACTTCGCGATCAGTCTGGCCAGAAGGTGCGTCCAGCCAAGGAAAACAAGAACAGCCCCAAAAAGATCGACCCAGCGGCGGCTACATTGATGGCCCATGCGCGTTGGAACATTCGCGAAAAAGATAACCCGATTAGCTCCTATGATCGCGGCGAAAGGATGATGTTTCTAAATGCGTGAGAACAAAGAGATTGTTTTGTACGACCACCGGGGCGAAGTTATCGAGCTTGCGGACTCGTCAATCACTAATCCTGAGCGGTGGCTTGTGGAAATCTTTGGCGGAGGCGAGAATAGCGCGGGTATTACGATAACGGCAGGTGTTGCGCTAGGTGTTTCAGCGCTATGGAAAGCGTGCATGCTGATATGCACCGCTGTGGCGAAGTGCCCCACGAAAGTCTATAGCGTGGATGGGAACACGCGGGCAGAGAACAGAAGCCATCCAGCCTACTCGCTGGTGCGATACAAGCCCAACAACTTCCAGCGGGCATACGACTTTAAGCAATACATGACCTTGATGCTCATTCTTAATGGCGAGTGTTTTGCCAAAATAGAATGGGACACTCGGGGCCGTCCGATTGGATTGATTCCGCTGAGGAATCAGGATGTGCGCGTTGTAACGACTCCTCGCGGATTCGTCTATGAGGCAACAATCCTTTACGACAACGGCGCTACGATTACAGAGACGCTAGACGCCAGTGAAATGCTTCATATCACATGGCTCTCAAAAGACGGCGTTCGTGGAACTGGAATGCTACACGCTGCCCGTGAAACCCTTGGGCAGTTGGTGTCAATGCAGCGCTATTCTGGCGGGTTCTTCCGCAATAATGCGCGCCCCGACTTTTGGATCAAGCATCCGATCAAATTCAACAATCCGGCGGCTAAGAAGGCGTTTCGCGAAGACTGGCAGGAGTACTACGGCGGCGGCAAGGGCATGGGTAAGATTGCTGTTCTCGACGAAGGAATGACAATCGAAACGTTTGGCACGTCCCAAACGAATGCGCAGTTTATCGAGACCTATAAGCAGTGCATTATCGAGGTTTCAAACTTCACCGGGCTTCCGGCTTCAAAGCTGGGAGACTCATCAAGAAATGGCTACAACAGCCTTGAGCAAGATGCGCTTGCGGCTTCGGCTGATTGTTACGACGGGTTTATTGTCAATTGGGAAGAGGCGCTAAATGAGAAGCTACTGAGCGCGGCGGATCAGCGTACCGGCGCAAATGAATTCCGTTTTGAGCGAGATAGTTTACTTGCTGTTGACCTCAAGACAAAGGCCGAATACATGGCCCGTGCGCTTGGAAATAATACGGCATGGGTAACACAAGACGAGGCCCGCGCATTCTTCTCGATGAATCCGATAGGCGGATCGGCAGCGGAGTTGCCAGCACCAGCAACACTCACAGCGCAACAGAACCAAGATCAGGGACACCAAGACGCGCCACAAGACGGAAGTAATAACCAGAATGATGCAGTAGACGGCGCGGATGCCGCAATGTCGGCAGTTGTTAGCGATGCCATTAGGCGGGCCGCTACACGCATGAGCAAAGATATTATCCGCGCTCACGGTAAGGGCGGTATCGCCGCTGCCTATGCTGGACTCGCTGAGGAATGTGGCGTTGCGCGGGATGTGTTGGGGGCGAGCGCGATGGCGCTTGCTGCTATGTACGGTGGGGATGTGCAGTCTATCCAGCGGCGTATGTTGTCACTACTGCATGGCGCGTTCTGTTTGGCTATATCGGAAGCACCGAAAGAGCCTGAAGCATTTCAGCAAACATTTACAACCGTTAGCACCCGGCTAAGCGACGAGGTTATTAATGATGTCAAAAATCAGCTTTTCAAACGGGCCGCTTAAACTCTCACTTGCTACGCCCGGTGCGGTCATTCGTCTTTCCGCCGGAGAAGATGACTACGTGATCGGTGGTCATGGTGCTGTTTATTACGACGGCACACCGGGAACGGAATACGATTTTTACGGCACTGTGTTGCGCTTGCGCCCTGGATGCCTAGACGAGACAATGCGCACGTCGAGGCCTGTTAGCTACTTCAATCACGATGACAACTACATCCTGGGGTGTGTCGATGCTGGTACTATGGAATTGTCTTTGGATGACGTTGGTTGTCAATATCGCACCACGATCAACAAGGAAGATCCGCAGGCCATAAGCGTATATGCCAAGGTTAATCGCGGTGACTGCCGTGGTTCTTCCATGATGTTTATGATTGGTGATAGTGAATACGAAAAACAGGATGGTCGCTATATCGAGTGGATTACGCGCATAGATCCGCTTTACGAAATGGGGCCAGTCGTTAACCCGGCAATGACGAGCGCGGACAGTGCGGCTCTCAATGAAGAAAGTTTCGCACGATACAAACAGTTGCGCGAACAGCGAGAACACCAAGATATTGCACTAGCGAGAAAGCAGCGGCGCGCCCGCGAAATAAGAATTCGCGAAAGTTCCGTTTAACGGACTACACCCATTGACCATTTCACAGACTTGTGTAATGATTGGAACAGAAAGTTTAAATCCGTGTCGCAATCCATCGCAGCGCGCGTAAGCGAGCGTTAGGTATCGGCACAACTGGAAAAGCCAAACCTGTTGTTACGGGCACGGCTCCACCGGAAAACAAATCCGGCGGAGTCGTGCCTTTTTGCATTTACTAACTGTGTTCGCTCCGCCAAACACTTACGGAGCAAATGCAATGACGAAAAAGGCATTGATTGAGTTGCGAGGCCAAAAACTGGCCGCGCTTAAGCAACTCAACGATCAGATCGGTGATTCGGTCGAGACCAATGAGCAGACCGCCGAACTCACCAGACTGAACAACGAAATTGATGAGATCGATGCACAATTGATTGCGCTGAATGACGCCAACGCCCGTGCGGTGGAGCGCGCAAAGAAGATCGAGGCGTTTGAGGCGAAGTCCTTTAGTGTAAATACCGGCGCACGCCCCGGTGGCAACCGCAATACCACCGGAAAAATGAGCAACGACGAAGTTTGTGCCCTTTCCGCGCAGGTCATCAATACGTGGGCTGATCCGCGTGGTGCCGAAAGCGAAGTCATCGAGGATGTGAAGGCTTTCGGGTTTGACCCCTTCGCCAAGGAAATCAAGCTGGGCATCGCGCCTTCGCGTGTTGTAAACAAGGGCAGTGGCGCTGTGCATTCGTTTGCGCAGGGCATTAGCCAAATCTCAACTGGCGGGGCACTGATTATGCCGATGTTCGTCTCCGAATTGGAGACGGCGCTTTTGGCGTATGGCGGCATTCGCTCGCATGCGACCGTGATCCGCACCAGCAAGAGCACGGAGATTCCATACCCGACACTCAACAGCACGAGCCTTTCCGCCACCATCGTTGGTGAGAGTGGTTCGGTTAGTGCCAGCTCGATTACGTTTGGGCAGGTCAAGGTGCGAGCGCATAAGTACACGCCGGGGCATTTCCCTGTTTCGCGTGAGCTTCTGCGTGATTCCGAGTTTGACATGGGCGCGATCTTGGGTTCGGTCATGGGTGAATCGATTGGCCGAGGCCAAGCGGCGCACTTCATTTCCGGCACTGGCGCATCGCAGCCGATGGGCATTCTCACGGCGGCAACCAGCGGCGCAACCTCGGCGGCTGCAACGGCGATCACGATTGCGGATATGCGCAACCTGATCAAGAGCCTCGACCCGGCTTACCGCCCCGGCTCGGCGTTCCTCATGCACGACAACACGGTCATTGCTCTTTCTGAGCTTGTCGGCGGCGACGGTCAGTATCTCTGGAAGCGCGATGTTGCCGGGCAAATCCCGAGCACCTTCGACGGCTACCCGATCCTGATCGACAACAGCATGGCGAGTTCGCTTACCGCGTCCAGCAAGCCTGTCGCGTTCGGTCAGTTCAAGAAGTACCTGATTCGCGATGTCAACACCATCCGAATTCAGCGCCTTAATGAGCTTTACGCGCTCACGGATCAGGATTCGTTTGTCGCCTTCATGGAGACAGACGCCAACCTCCTGAACGCTGGCACCAACCCTGTCAAGTACCTGACTCAGCACTCCTAATGCTGATTGAAGGAATACATAGCGCGGCTGGGAACGGCTTTAGCCTGAAACAAGGCGAGACCGCAGAACTCAGCGACGACATAGCAACTGAACTTGTGCGGGCCGGATTAGCCCGGCCCGCACAGGCCCAAACGATGAAATTGAAACAAGAACACATCGGCCAAAAGCCTATCAGGCAAGGCCGGAAGGAGAATAAGCGATGATCGGAGCGATCAGCGAAAGCCACTTTTTACAGTGGATTAAGACTTACCAGTCTGCGGCAACCTCGACGGTTACGTCGAGCGCAATTGATACCGCGCCCGGCACCGGGCAGGCATACGACAAGGTTCTTGTTATTGCCTACATCGGAACCCCCGCCGCCGACAACATTATGAAACTTCAGCAGTCCGATGATGACGGAGCCACGGACGCATACAGCGACCTCTCTGATAGTGGCGTTGTCAGTGGCACGTCGAACGAGCTTGTTTACGCCGAAGTAATCAAGCCCAGCAAGCGGTATCTCAAGGCAGTTGTTACTCGCGGCACGTCCAGCACGGTTGACAGCATTGTCGCAATCCTTGGTGATCCGCGTATCACCCCGGTTGATAACGACACGGCTGGCACCTCGACGGGCGAAATCAGCGTCAGCCCGGCGGAAGGCACCGCGTAAACGGCCCCTCCCTGCGTATCGCAGCCTCAATAGCCCGGCGGCGGCAACCCTCCCCGCCGCCGGGCAACCCCAAAACAAAACACTGGAGACAGTTTCTAATGAACAAGTTTTCACGCGGCGCGGCTGGACTGATTGCCGCTTTCGCTATTTGCCTCGCTGTGCTGCCCACCATCGCGGCGACGGCGCAGAACACCCTGATCTACTTTACGCAGGGCGGCAGCGCCTTGACGGTTGCCAGCGGCGGCACGGTCACGATCCAGAGCGGCGGCACCCTTGCGGTTGCGGCGGCTTCCGGTTTGACCATTGGCGGCGTGTCGAATACCGGCGCAATCAAGTCTGGCACGGTCACGCTTGATGGCAGCAACCCGACGCCAGTTACCACCGGCCTAACGACCGTCACGACCGGCCTTGCGTGCATCAAGTCAACCACCGCGCCCGGTGACGATCCGATTGTGATCACCACGGGTTATTCCGGCGGCACGCTGAATATCTATGCGTGGAAGACGGACGGCACCGACCCGACGCTGGTTGCATCCACCAACAACGCCGCCACCATCGAGTGGATCGCGGTCGGCTCGTAACATGTTACAAGCCTCCGATATTGCATACACCACCAGCGCAGGCGGCGCCGCAACGGTTGAAAGCGGGCGCACGTTCAACGGATATGTGCGGGCCGTGCAGTTGGCCCTCGGCACTGCCACGACAGCGGATATTTCGCTTGTGTCCACCGACAGCGGGCAAACCATCTGGTCGCAGTCAACGGTCGTCGCCAACACCACCAAGTACCCGATGACGCAAGCGTGTAGCACGGCTGGCGTTGCGGCAACCCTTGACGGTACGCG